AGCATGTGGAGATGGTGAAGCATTCTGCCGATCCAACATTCTCAAGTATGCCTCTCGTTATGATAAGAAAGGCACTGCACGTCGTGACATTATGAAGATTTTGCATTATGCTGTTCTTCTGATGAATTTCAATGACAAGAACGCACAACGTGAAACCTACCCTCAATGAAAATCAAATCCAATAACATGAAACTCTCTGATAATACCCTGACTATTCTGAAAAACTTTGCGGGTATCAATAACTCCATTCTTGTAAAGCAGGGTACTAAACTTCGTACCATTTCTGTTGCAAAGAACATCCTTGCTGAAGCTGATATTAAAGAAGAGTTTCCTCGCGACTTTGCAATCTATGATCTTAATCAATTCTTGAACGGTCTTGGTCTCCACCAAGATCCAGATCTAGATTTTAATGAAGATTCTTACCTCAGTATTAAAGAGGGTAAGCGTCGCGTTAAGTACTTCTATGCAGATCCTAACGTCATCATTTCTCCTCCCGAGAAAGAAATTAATCTTCCTTCTCAAGATATTTGCTTCCAACTGGATAGCGCCTCTTTGGAGAAACTGGTAAAAGCAGCAGCAGTTTATCAACTTCCTGATCTTTCTGCTATTGGCGAAGCTGGTGTTATCAAACTTGTTGTCCGCGATAAGAAAAACGACACCTCAAACGAGTACGCTATTGTTGTTGGCGAAACTGACAAGGAGTTCTCTTTTAACTTCAAAGTTGAGAACATCAAGATCATTCCTGGTGCTTATGATGTTGTAGTTTCTTCTAAACTTCTGTCTCAATTTACTAATACCAAGTATAACCTCACTTACTATATCGCTCTGGAACCCGATTCCAGTTTTGGTTGATGAGACACATCCTCTTTACATTGAAGGGTTGCAATGTTGAGTTGATGGAGGATGAAAACTACATGAGAAAAATGCTGTACAATGCAGCAAAAGAATGTAATTCAACCCTCCTCAACTTATCTGTCTATAAGTTTGAACCTCAGGGATTTACTGGTATCGCTATGCTTGCCGAATCTCATATTAGTGTTCATACTTGGCCAGAAAAACGTATGGCAGTTTGTGACGCTTTTACCTGTGGAGATCACACTACTCCAGAAAAAGGTGTAGAATACATGCAAAAGATGTTGGAATCAACCGACATCATTTTAAATGAGTTTATTCGACCTTTAGAATGAAAACGCTCACTAGAATGAGAATTATGGGCAGCATTACAGTTATTGCTGCTTATTTCGTTGTTCTTCATGTTAATTTGACCGCTGGTGTTGTAATGAATGTCATTGCAGATACCATTTCAATTCCATATTTTGTAAAAACAAAATCTTGGGATATTGTTGCCATGTTGGGGTTTCTTCTGGCAATTAGTTTTAGTAAACTTTTATCATGAAAAATTGGAAAGAAATATATGGCAATCTACCCGACGAAGAGTTGGATAAGATTGCCATTTTGCGCGTGATGGAATGTACTAATGGTATCATTCAGTATGCATTCCGAGATGGAGCAGATTATGCTTTATCTGTTGATGATACACGCCGCGCTATGAAATTCAGCATGGGTTGTATGAAGCGTATGGAGATTCCTTTAAAAGAAGGACTGTTGACCTTTGCTCCAGAAACCCAAGATCTTATGCGTCAAGCAAGAGATTTTTATGTTAGAGGTTATAAGCAAGGAGATTCTGAAGCACTTGCAGAATTTCAAGCAATCTCTGAAGCAACAGCACAAGCTTGTGGTGTAGATCGATTGATCAGTGCTAAGAAAATTTTGGAGGAAAATGTTGACGATATTCCTCCCGATACCTTACAATGGGGATTGGGATATCTAATGCAATTTTTTAGATGAAAACGGATATGATAATTTGGAAAAATAATTATAAACCTGAGAATCAACTGTATCCAGATAATGATGATATTTTGGATATTGTTTCCGAACTTAGATCAATCCCAGAAACATATGATCCTACCTTAAATTATCACACGTCTTATTTTGTTCATCCAGACAGAAGACCTGAACGAAAATTTATTGAGTTCTATACTAAAATTCTAGACGAAGTTATTACTGATGTTGGATTGAAACATCGGGCAGAAATAGTTTATGAAATGTGGATGCAAGTCTACACCAAAGATAGTAAGGCATTCAGTAAGCATGATCATTTTTCTGGAAATGAACTTCTCTCTTGGGTTCATTTTATAAAACCATCATATACAAAATGTTTTCATTTTATCGATTCTAAAAAAAATAAAATCTATCCTGATCAAAAACCAGGAGACTTTATTGTTTTTCCGTCTTGGATGCTTCATGAAGTTGATCCTCCAGAAGAAAATGATGATAGAATAGTCATATCTGGCAATATCATGCCGATTGTTCTTTTGAGTGATGATCCCGATGATCGAGTAAAAAAATTGACCTTCCGTAGATTTGATAGTCGATTCGGTCTATGGGAACTGTCAGAAAACAGATATCCCAAAACTGATTTTGAGGGGTATGAGTAACACTATCTTGATGAGTAATTTTTGTTATGAGTAATTTTATTTGGGTTGAGAAGTATCGCCCCAAAACTATTGAAGAATGTATTCTTCCCGAGTCTACTAAAAAGACTTTTCAGGAGTTTCTAAATAAGGGCGAAATCCCTAATATGCTGCTAGCAGGTCCTCCTGGTATCGGCAAAACTACAGTTGCTAAAGCACTGTGCAATGAACTTGGAGCAGATGTATATGTCATCAATGGATCCGACGAGGGTCGATTCCTCGATACTGTCCGAAACAATGCGAAGAACTTCGCTTCGACCGTCTCGCTTACGGCAGATGCTAAACACAAGGTCATCATTATTGATGAGGCAGATAACACGTCCAACGACGTACAACTCCTCTTACGGGCGTTTATTGAGGAGTTTGCTGGTAACTGTAGATTCATCTTCACTTGTAACTACAAAAACAAGATTCTTGAACCTCTACACTCCAGATGTGCTGTTGTCGATTTCTCCATCAAGGGAAAGGAACGACAGTCCATTGCAGCACAGTTCTTCAAGCGCCTTCAAGAAATCCTGGCTGCAGAAGGTATTGAATCTGATAACAAGGTCTTGGTAGAACTTGTTAATAAGCACTTTCCTGACTGGCGTCGTGTTCTGAATGAGTGTCAACGTTACTCTGTAAGTGGAAAAATTGACTCTGGCATTCTTGCTACGTTCTCTGATGTTGCTGTAAATGAACTGGTCAAAAATCTCAAGACTAAAAACTTTGCTGAGGTACGAAAGTGGATCGTTAGTAATTTGGACAATGATACTACTGTACTTCTTCGTCGTATTTACGACGCTTGTTATGAATCCTTGGTTCCTGGTAGTATTCCTGCTGCTGTTCTTGTTCTTGCTAAGTATCAGTACCAATCAGCATTCGTAGCGGATCAAGAGATAAATATGCTTGCTTGTCTAACCGAAATTATGGTGGAGTGTGAATTCAAATGATTAATGTAAAACTACTTCGTATTGTTACTGGGGAAGAAGTCATCGCAGAACTTCTTTCCGAAACTGAAGAGACTATTACCGTACAGAATGGTTTGGTTGTTCTTCCTAGTGGTAACTCCTATGGATTTGCTCCATGGGCAACTGTGATTGACCAAGATAATCCTGAAATTACGATGGTCCGTAGTCACATTGTATACATTGCTGAAGTTGATTCTTCAGTCAAGAAAAAGTATAATGACCTTTATGGTAGTAAACTGATTACACCAGATAAGAAAAAACTAATTGTGTGACAATGAAAAAAGAAAAACTCAGAGCACAGGTTAAGTCTAGGTTCTATTACATTTTTTGGGGTGTTGCTACTGCCTCGGTAGTGCTGGGTCAAATTTATGTTGGCACTGGATATCGTATGATGGCAGGAAGCGTCAACAAATTCTTTTATACACTTGCAGAGTTAATGGAGGTGGAGAATGGGTCTACTGAATATCGATAAATCTAAACTAGTTGATCCTAAAGTAAAGACTACACCAGAACTTGTTGATGAAGCAAACTGGGCACTATTTCGTGCTAAAATGACTTTACCTGCCGCTGCAAAACATTGTGGTATGACTCAGAAAGAAATGAAGATGACTTTCTGGGAATTTTTGAAGTATCATCCTAAAGATTATGAGCAGTCTGAAAAGTTATAAAACTCCTTTACGCTACCCTGGCGGCAAGTCTCGTGCTTGTGTCAAGATGGATCCTTTCTTTCCCGATCTGAGGGATTATGAGGAGTTCCGAGAACCTTTTCTTGGGGGTGGTAGCGTTGCTATTCATGTAGCTAAGAAGTATCCCAATCTCAAGATTTGGGTCAATGACTTGTATGAACCTCTAGTCAATTTCTGGCAACAACTTCAGATGTTTGGGGTTGATATGAAGGATAGTTTGACACATCTGAAAACCTATCATAATACTGAAGATAGAGCACGCCAACTCTTCCTTGACTCTAAGAAAGTCTTGAATGATAACGATGCATCTCCCTTTGATCGGGCGTGTGCATTTTATGTTGTAAACAAATGCTCCTTTAGCGGTCTTACTGAAAGTTCTTCTTTCTCTAAGATGGCATCAGTAAGTAACTTTTCCTTGAAAGGAATTGAGAAGCTTCCTGGATATCAGGAAATCATTTCGAAGTGGCGCATTACAAATTACTCTTATGATTATGTTCTTAATCAGCAAGGTAATGCTTTTGTATATCTTGATCCTCCTTATGACATTAAGGATAACCTATATGGTAAAAGTGGGTCTATGCATAAAGGATTCGATCATGATAAGTTTGCTGCTGACTGTTCTGCTTGTAACCTGCCTCAGTTGGTAAGTTACAATGCTGATCAACTTGTTAGAGATAGATTTACTGATCCCAAATGGAATGCCTCTGAATTTGATCTTACTTACACGATGAGGTCGGTTGGAGAGTATATGCGAAATCAACAAAAGAGAAAAGAATTATTATTATTTAATTATGGAATTGAAGGATTGGTTAAACTCGATCAATCAGACCAAGAAGAATCTGATTGATGAAGATCCTTCTCTTGAGAAGGAATATCCTCCTTATGTCGTCAACAGATGCTTCTCTGGTCATCTGGACGCAATTATGTTTGCTAATGAAATGAATCAGTACCATTTTCTGCCCAAGAAAATGCAATATGATTTTTTTCTAAATAGTCTCAGGAAAAAGAAGAGATTTTCTCCCTGGCTCCGACAAGATAAGATCAAAGACCTTGATTATGTTAAACGTTACTATGGTTATAGTAATGAAAAGGCAAAACAAGCTTTGAGGATTCTAACAAAAGAACAAATAGCATTCATTAAATCAAAATTTGAGACTGGAGGATCAAATGAGCGTCGTTAGAGAACCTGAAGTGAAGTGGACGCCCGACCAAATGGTAGAAGTGGTTCTAAATGAACCCGATGACTTTTTGAAAGTGCGCGAAACTTTGACTCGTATTGGAGTCGCTTCAAGAAAAGAAAAGAAGATTTATCAATCTTGCCATATCCTACACAAGCAAGGTAGATACTATCTGGTACATTTTAAAGAATTATTTGCGTTAGATGGCAAACACGCAAATCTCACCGTCAACGATGTCCAACGCCGCAACCGCATTGCTCAACTGCTTGCTGATTGGGGTCTTATTGGCATTGTAGACGTTACTAAGATTGTAGATATTGCTCCTCTGAATCAAATTAAAGTACTTGCTTACAAAGACAAGCAAGACTGGATTCTGGAAACCAAGTACAATATTGGTTCTAAGAAGAAGCGAGTAGAAGAAACCGTAGAATAAACTAAGGGGAAGCATTGACGCTTCCCTTTTTTTGTGCCATAATATCTGTGTGAGACAAGACAAACACTCACATAATTCCTACATTTATACACAAGGAACAAAACAATGGCATTACTTAATCTCGTTAAACAATACGAGGCGAAAAATACTGAAGAATACAAATCTACTTTGTCGATTCTTGGATGTGTTGATAATCCAGTAAAAGGATTATTCACTCTTGATGAATACCTAGAAAGATATGACCCTCAACCAGGAGAAACTTTTGTCACTCTTGTAGAAGTTGAGCGTTGCTGCAGCGATTCTAAGTACAATCGCACCGCAAAACTTCACTATGGCAATGTAAAAAAAAATTTGAAAAAACGCAGTGGTTTTTCTCATAAAGCTGCGGGAATTTTGTCAGGATTTCTTCGCAAAGTTTGGAATGTAGACCGCTGGGAATATGTGGTGGTTATTACTAAGGGTAATCACCGAGTAACCAAACGTTATGCTGTCTGTAGAGATGGTAAAGCATTTGTTGCGGTTGAACTTACTGTTCATGCTACAAATGATATTGATGAGATGATTCGTATTGAATCTCTTGATCACACAATTGATGCACAAGATAGAACCTCTCAAAGTCAAGAACATAAGTTCACTTCTGCTTTCTTTGCAGAAGAACCAGAAGCAGTTCTTCTTCATCAATACCTTTCTAAGTTTTCGATTGGTATTGCAGAAACAAACCCTACAGCAAAATTTGGAACTACTTCTCACAATTACATATTGAAGGCAAAGAAGTATGATGATACTGCCTGTACTAAGTATTTGAAAACTTTTACAGAAAATAACTGCGAAGATGTAGTTGGAGGAAATGCCACTTTCGCTGGTACGGTTTTCTTAAAAACTTTTAAGTCTGCTATTGATAAAATTGATGAATTAAACAACTGCGATTCTTTCGATGGTATGATGAAGTATGTTTTTCATGAACGTAGCAACCTGAGTATGGGATTTTTGGAAGACATTACTCAAGCATCTATTACTTCTGGTAATGGTAAGTTCAAAGGTGAAGAAGTCAATGTTTCGAGATTCATTTCTCTTTATAATGAATATTGTGTTAAGGTATTGAGAGCAAAACTTCCCGAAACGCACAAACATGCTATAGGTTATAGTTCTGATGCTTATGTTTCTTATATGAAGTCGGCAGATACTGATATCCGTATGCGTGCTGATGAGGTTGCAAAGACAACTGTCTGATAACCGAACAAAAAGGAGCGGGTTTCGACACCCGCTTTTTTTGTGTTTCTTGTATAATTAGTAGTGGATGCCGAACGGGTCCACACAACACAAACTCGCTTTTAAAGGAGCTACCATCATGGTAAATATTACGAAATATCGCGCTGCCGACCTTTCTTCCCTGCTAGACCGTATAAATAGGTACAGTATTGGAATGGAAGATTACTTCGATCGTCTGGGCACCTTACATGAGACGACAAGTAACTATCCGCCATACAACCTAATTCAAGTCAGCAATGTTGAGTCTCTGCTTGAGTTAGCACTCGCAGGATTTAAAAAGGAAGAAATCAATGTCTACACCCAAGACGGAAAGCTTTTTGTCGAAGGACAAAAGGCAGACACTGAGTCCGACCGAGATTATTTACATAGAGGAATGGCTCAGAGAAGTTTCACACGATCATGGACCCTCAGTGACGAAACGGAAGTTAGATCAGTTACTTTTGAAGATGGGTTACTGACAATCGATCTCGCAAAGATCGTTCCAGACCATCATAAACGTAAAGATTATCTTTAAATCCATACAATTAAGTAGGGATCAGTAGCGGTTGTGACAGACTTTTGTATCAACATGATACATAATTGCTATATAATTATGTAACTTGGAGGACGGATTATGAACTTTACCACCGCCACTCTTTTACTAGGAACTGTATCTTCTCTTTTTAGTTGGGCGATCCTGTCGCCCGTTATTTCATAATACATCCTGAAAATTGAATAAATAAAACTGAATATCGTCGGCGCTATGCCA